AACTCTCTTACAGATAGCTTATCATCTGAAATCAGATCTACAAATGATAATACATATTTACCAGCAAAAACAACTAGCATAACACTGAGTGGGAAACCAAATCATCTAGGAAGAACAATTAGAATAAATACATCATTCTTAAAAACAGAAATTCCACTATTCATTATGTTTAGAGCATTAGGTGTTCTAAGTGATGAAGAAATTATTCATCATATCGTACTTGATGTTGAAAATCCCAAAAATAAAAGATATATTCAAGAATTGACTGCCTCTTGTGATGAAGCAAGCGATATTTATACTAGAGAAGACGCTGAAAACTATATTATCAAAAATATGACAATTACTCTTAAAACTACCAGAAGTATTGAAACTCTTAAATATAATTTGGATCACGATTTCCTACCACACGTTGATAAGAATTATACAAGGAAAGCTCTATTTTTGGGAAGTATGATCAAAAAATTACTATCAATCCATTTGAACTACGAAGAATTTGATAACAGAGATAGTTATATGAATAAACGTATTGATACACCAGGAATTCTTATGAGCAATCTTTTCAGACAATGTTATGGAAAACTTACCAAAGAACTTAAAGTTCAAATTGAGAAAAAACTTAATGAATGGAGAACTAACAGTTCTACTCCTATTGTAGATATTGTTGAAGATACAAACATTCAACGTTTCTTCAAACAATCTTTGTTGGATAGTTGGCTAAAGTATTCTCTCGCTACCGGTAATTGGGGCATTAAGAGTTTAGGAAACTTTCAGAAAATTAAACAGGGTGTTTCTCAAGTTCTCAATAGAATGTCTTATCACAGCACACTATCTCATCTTAGAAGGATTAATACAGCTATGGAAAAGAACGGAAAACTAGTTCAACCTAGAAAATTAGATAATTCTCAGTTTGGTATGATTTGTCCGGCTGAATGTTTCGATCCTAATACTCCTATTCTACTATGGAACGGGACTATTAAAGAGGCTAAAGATATTATTGTTGGTGACTATTTAATTGATGATAAAGGTAATGCTGTTAAAGTTAAAAGCACTTGCTCTGGATATAAAACTATGTATGAAGTGATACAAAATAAAAATAACTTTATGAATTATACTGTTACTGATAACCATATTCTAACTTTGAAAGTTAAAAAACATAAATACTCAAGGAAAAATAAAGGCACAATACAATTTATGTGGTTTGATAAAAAAAAATTAAGATTCAAATATAAAACTATTGAAAATAATGAACAATTAGAGAAATTTGCATCATCAATTGACAATGATGATGTAATTGATATTACTATTGAGAAATACTTATCTCTATCTAAAAATGTTCAAAAAGAATTATATACATTCAAATCAGATGGTATTAATTGGGAAAGGAAAGAAGTTGCTTTAGATCCTTATATATTAGGTATGTGGCTTGGGGATGGATTATCAAGAGGTTGTGGATTTATTACATCCGATAAAGAATTGCTCGATAAATGGATTGAATGGGGTATGGATAATGATGCAACTATTACAAAAAATAAACAAAAATATAAATATACTATTAGTTCTACTATAAATAATAAAGGTGAAAAAGCACCACTTAAAAAATTATTATCAAAATATAACTTAGTCAATAATAAACATATTCCATTGGATTATTTAACAAATGATCGTAAAACAAGACTTGCTGTTCTAGCGGGATTGGTTGATACAGATGGTAATGTAAGACAAAATAGATATGAAATTAAAATATGTCAAGAAGAACAAAACTATAAAATTATTGATGATACTGAATTCTTAGCGAGCAGTTTAGGATTTTCGTGCACTGTAAATTATCACACATTCTCTTGTTCTGTTAAAGAAAATAAAAGATGCAAACCTTATAAAGAATTAACTATTACTGGAAAATATCTTTATGAAATTCCTACAGTTCTTATTAGCAAAAAATTAGATAAATCTCATAATTTTTGGGATGAAAAAAGATTCTCTAGTTCTTTACAAAGCACTTTCAAATTAGTTAAAAAAGATGTTGAACCATTTGTAGGTTGGCAACTCGACGGTAATGGTCGGTTTCTTTTAGGAGATAAAAGCATTTCTCACAATACTCCTGAGGGAGCCCCAGTAGGTTTGGTTAAAAATATGTCTTTGAGCACTAATATATCTATCTCTATGAATAGTATTCATATCAGACAGGTTCTTATTGATAACAATGTCAATATTTACAATGATGATGTTATGGACAGGAAATCATACCTTAAAGATATGGGTAATGAGAATAATGTTGTTGTTGTAATTAATGGTGATAGAATTGGTTATCATCAAAACCCTCCTGAATTGTATGCTATTATGAAAAATCTTAAAAGAACAGGATATATCTATCCTATGACTAGTATTGTTTGGGATATTAAGCAAAGTTCATTGAATATTAGCACAGAAGCAGGCAGAATGTATAGACCCTTGCTTATCGTTGATAACAATCAACTACGTGTTGAAAGGTTGGCTTCAGAGAAGAATATGACAATTAGTGAATACATTAAGGATATGTCTTTTGACGCTTGTATTTGTCCTGATATCAATATTTGTATGAATGAGAATTATGAAAAATCAGATTACAGAGAAGGATTTATAGAGTATTTAGATTTGGATGAAATGAATAGTTCTATGATTGCTATGTTTCCTAAAGATTTGACTAAAGGTGCTAAGGGAACCTCGCTACCTGCTAAATATACTCATTGTGAAATTCATCCATCTCTTATGAATGGTGTATTAGGTGCTAATGTCCCATTTAGTGATCATAATCAATCCCCTAGGAACTGTTATCAATGTATTTATGAAGAAGAAACTGTAATGCTTGGCGATGGCTCTTTAAAGAAGATTAAAGATATAAATATTGGAGATGAAATTGTTTCATTCGATACAAATGTATTTAAAACTCATAATTCGTATGTTGTTGGCTTTAAAAAACAAATGAATACAAAGCCTATGGTGTTGATTACTACAATAACAGGTAGGAATATTAGAACTACGAATGATCATTTGTTTATGACTAATCAAGGATGGCTACCACCTATGAAATTTAACGATGATACAAAGGTATGCATTCTTAAAAAATATGAAAAAGATAATATTTGTGGAAAAGATATAATTGATATAGGTACTTGTTTGTTCGTTCCAGTTGTTATTCAAAATGTAGCAGATTGTATGGTATGTGATATAGAAGTTTCAAGCCCTTGGCAAAGTTTCTTTGCAGGAGATGGCTTCGGTGTTCATAATTGCGCTATGGGAAAACAAGCGCTTGGTGTTTATATGAGCAACTTTAACGAAAGAATGGATACTATTGCGAATGTTCTTAACTATCCCCAGAAACCATTGGTGACAACTAAACTATCAAAATACACTCATACACACGATATGCCTTCTGGTATAAATGCTATAGTTGCTATTATGACACATACTGGCTTTAATCAAGAAGATAGTGTTATGATTAACTCTTCTGCTCTTGATAGAGGGCTATTTGTTAGCACTTATTATAAAACATATAAAGAACAATGTTCGAAGAACCATAGCACAGGTGAAGAAGAAGTATTTACAAAAATAGAAACTGTTGATACGAATAAGCCTTATAATTATGAAAAATTAGATAGTGATGGATTCGTTCCGGTTAATACATATGTGGATACTGGTGACATATTTATCGGAAAAGTTATGCCTCGCAAGATTAATGGGGTAATTAAGGAAAACGATATGAGTGTATCCGTGAAGCCTAATGAAGGTGGATATATAGATAAAAACTATACAGATTATAACCAAGAAGCATATAAATTTGCTAAAGTGCGTATCAGGAGGTATCGTAAGCCCCAGATTGGGGATAAGTTGGCTTGTTATACACCCGACCATCAATATCTTACAACTGAAGGATGGATTAATGTAGCAGATATTACAATGAACCATTACATAGCAACAATGGTAGATGGAGAACTTAAATATCAACAACCTATTAAATTACACGAGTATGAACATGATGGAGATATGTATGAAGTAAAAACAAATCATTATGACCTTTGTGTTACACCTAACCATCGTATGTATGTTCAAGGAAGACATAAATCAACTAAATGGGGTATGAAAAAAGCAGAAGATATTTGTGGCAAATGTTATCGTATGAAAAAGAATATTGATGTATGGAATCCAGTATTTGATGAAAATACACCTACAGAACTGGTTGTAGATGAAGATAAAGGTATGGTTACACACTTTAGGTTTCCGGAAATTACTAGAAAAAAGACATATCCAGAAATTACTGTTGATATTGATAGTTGGCTTACAATTTATGGAATATATTTGGCTGAAGGCTCTGTCTATAAAAATTGTGTGCGAATTGCCGCAGACAAATCAAGAGTTCAACAAGCATTGGATAAAGTAATTCCTAAAACGTGTCTTAAGATGAGTAAGACTTTAAGTAAAGGAGAATATGTGTCTTGGAACATACTTTGTTGTAATATGTCTGAATATATTGGATACGGACATATTGCCATTACTAAAAAGTTAAAAGATTGGGTATGGTATCTTAATCAAGAACAATCACAAAGGCTTATATATTCAATGTGCCTTGGAGATGGAACCCTTATGGATAATGGAACGTGGAGGTATTATACATCATCTACTATATTAGCAGACCAATTTCAACGTCTATGTCTACAAGCAGGATATTCATGTAATAAAAGGCTTAAGACACCTGAGGGAACACGTAATTATAGTTTGGAAGAGCTTACTAACTCAGGTAAACCATCTTATACAAATGCTGATTACTGGGTCTTAACTATTATCACCAAACAAAATGAATCTATAGTTAATAAGGTTATTAAAGATGATATTACACAAGATGGTATGATAAAGTATAAAGGTAAAGTTTATTGTGTATCAGTTCCTAAAGGAGAAGGTATTGTATATGTTCGGAGAAATGGAACCGCTGTTTTCTCAGGAAATTCCAGGAGTGCACAGAAGGGTACTATTGGTATGGAATATCGGCAGCAGGATATGCCATTTACGAAAGATGGAATTGTTCCAGACCTTATCATGAATCCTCATGCCATCCCATCCCGTATGACAATTGCACAACTCTTAGAATGTGTATTGGGAAAAGCGTGTTGCCTTCAAGGAAAACATGGAGATGGAACACCATTCAATACAGAAAAAGAACAACTAACAGATATAGGTAAAATCTTAGAAAGTTATGGAATGGAAAAATATGGCAACGAAATCCTATACGATGGCAGAAGAGGACAACAAATTAAAACAGAAATATTTATCGGTCCAACATATTATCAAAGACTTAAACATATGACATTCGATAAAATGCATAGCCGTGGTAGCACAGGACCTGTAGTTTGGCTAACCAGACAACCATCTGAAGGACGCTCAAGAGCAGGTGGCTTGCGCCTTGGAGAAATGGAAAGAGACGCAATCGTAGCACACGGCTCTTCCTGCTTCCTAAAAGAAAGAATGCAAGATGTATCTGACGATTCAAAACAATTCATTTGTACTACCTGTGGATTTATTGCAGTTAGTAATCCTGATAAAGATCTATATCGATGCGATTTCTGTAAAAATAAAGCAAACATTAGCCAAGTACGCATACCATATAGTTTCAAATTACTGATTCAAGAACTACAGACTATGAATGTAACACTAAGAATTGGTTTATGAGAACAAACTATTAATTATTTTCATACAAATTATTAAATGAATGCTAATAAAGAATCACAAAATGAACTTAATAATTTGATAGAAACAGAAAATGAACAATATATAAATTTATTTGTAGAAAAACACAATGGAATAATTTTTCCGGAAACAATTATGAACCAATGGTTTTTTAAAAAATTTATAAAGTACCCTACTAAAATAGGACAGGGTACTTACGGTGTTGTTATATCACCACCATTATTGAGCGAAAAATATGAAACACCAATACCGATTAAAATTCAAGATAATGTTTTTATACCAAAATTTTGTTCTTCTTGCAATAATTTCAGTTTAACAGACTATGTTGGTAAATTATTCCAACTTGAAGAAGACGCAAATTATGAATTTGAAGAAGCATCACGTATTTATAAACTATGTAGCGATCTTACTGTTCCAGTTTATGATAAAATGATTGTAGATAAATATTTCCAAATAATCTATGGTAATGGTGGAAAAATTATAGATAGAAACACAGATATTCATCCATATTTTGAAAAAGCATTTATATCATTTGTTAATTTGTTTAAATCGAGATTAATTTCGAATAATTTTATGCATTTTGATATAAAACCTGCTAATATTCTTTGGAACAATGAAAATAAAAAGTTAGTATTAATTGATTTTGGTTTATCGGGAAGCTTTAGAGATTTCGCAGAATTTATTGAAAACAAACAAGATTTATTAAAAAGGAATTATATGTTTTGGTGCCCAGATTTTTATATTGTTCGGTTAATAGCAGAATCTATTTGGGATTCTATATATAGTGAAGATGTCATCCGCAACATATTATTTAAGTCTGGTAAATCTCTTTCAAAATCATTACAACGCATATATAATATTGACCACGTATTTGATATTAATCAAGAAATTGTTGATTATTATGTATCAAAATGCGATAATATTATGAAAACAATTGAATACCATGAGTTATTATCAGGAAAAGAAAAATTACCATTTTTATTATATTTTTATGAATATTTTCTTAAAGGCACAATAAAAACAAGCGACTTTTTCAGTTTAGGTTTATATTATTTAATAATTAACGGGACCTTTTTACACAATGGCTCTTTACCATTATATGTTGAAAAAATGATAACTTTTAATCCACAAAAACGTTTAGAAAATTTAAATAATTTAGACATTCTTTTATCAGATGGATATAATAAAAATAAATTTCAGAAAAAAGAACCTTTTAAAACAGAAATATATGTAAGTAAAAGATTGAGAAAGCAACTGCACGAATCAAGAATTAAAGAACTTAATAGATTATTGTAATATTAGTTTGTATTATCTTGCGATAGAATCTAATAACACAGCTCTTTCATCAAAAAAGAAGTATGATATATCAGACAAAACATATACTTACTGCAAAATAAAAGAAACATTATATATATATTTTCAATTTACTTATTCAATAACTACTGAACTATGTTAGAGAACTTATAGTATTACTTGTTTCATTACCATTTTTAAATATTCTGTTATCAATATTTCTTACCTCTATATCATATTTATTCATAGTATCAAAATTACTTAATTCATCAACAAATAAAACAGGAACGTAGCCATCATAATCTTTCATTTTCAAAGAAGTTAATCTATGATTCCCATCATCTAAATCAAATTGTATATAATATTTTCTATTTTTCTTATCGAAAGTCCCAATTACAGAAACTATTACATTTGAAAAATTTTCAATAGATTCTTTTATATATCTGTTTACTTTTTGGACATCAACAATATTTTGTGATGACCGGATTTTCCCATCTTTTACATTATCAACATACATATTATTATTTATTTTGAAATTATCGATATGAATAAAATATATGAATGTTGTTTTTATTTTTTCATTTGCTACATCAATATCCTCTTGATTATATAATAATTTTAATCTTTGTAAATAAATCTCATCTTTTGGATATTGTGATTTTTTTTTATCTTCTATAAATGGATATTTGTAAATATAATTTGGTAATGTTTTTCTGTTTCCAAGTAAGTATTTGAGAATAAAATCAACTCTTGCTTTGAAGAAACAGGATTTATTATTTTTATCATCGTAAGATTTTTGTGTTTTTTTTATAGTATTCAAAGTTTTTGAAAAATCATCAACAAAATTACCATTGTAAAAAGTCAGCCTATGTAATAATCTATTGGAAAAATATTGATTGTTTTCTTTATGTTTTATTTTACTATTAACACTTAAACCATAATAAAGCATTATTTATTATATACAAATAATAAAAATAAAAAGTTAATATGTAGAAATATCTTTTATTATGTGAGGACCTTACTGATACGGTTTGCGATAAAAATATATACTGAAAATATTTATTTCTTGATAATATTTTTTGTATCAAGTAAAATTTCTACCATCACCAAGACCACTAGGGTTCACTTCTACACGAGAGCAAGATGTTTCATTACATCTAACAACATATCTTTCTGGATGTTGTGTTCCTGGTTTATCAAGTGATTGAGAGCAAGGATAGCAAGGTGCTAAATTTTCAACAGTTTTATTACGGTGCTTTTCAATTTCTTTAAGAGCATTTTGTTGAAGATACATTCGTGATTCGTATGAACTTGCTACAGCTGTATTTTGTAAACTTTCATTATACATAGCACAACGTGGTCGATAATCTGTAAAACATCTACCATCTGACATCTTAATAGGACAATGTTGTGGTCTATTGGGTTCAGAACATCCTTGGGAACACTTAGCCATTTCTTTATTTACAAAAGAATATAAAAAAAAATACAAATATATAAAAAAAGAACAATGAATATAATTGTAAATGAAGATATTGACCGATGTCAAAATTTAAGAAGTGTCAATGATTTTGCAATCATTGTTTATAAAGTATTGAAAGATAAATACATATATAATGATGATAATAAAACGTGGGAAAAGTTAATAGATGGAACTTGGAAAAAAGACAATAAAGCTGAATTATTAACCTTAAGTATTAAAGAAGATGTAGCAACCGCTTTTATACAAAGAAGTGAATTCTGGAAACAAGAAGGTATCAATGATAAGAATGATATATATCAAAAGAATTACTCTATGCAGAAATCAAATACAATTTTATCATTTGTAAATGCTTTACAATTCAATGAAAAGTTTCTTAAAAATTTGATAAAGGAAACCAAAATTTTTTTCTTAAGATAAAAGAAAATGAATGTTTTACTATTCATTATTGTGTTAGTATTGGTTATAAATGCTATATTCTGGTCAATGTACTCACATAATGATCATTGTGTATTAGCATCTATGTTAGGATTACAAAAGTGCCCTGCACATTGGATGCATATATTGTTTGGGATCATTTGTTATATAGCTGCGGTATTTATCGTTCAATGGAAATATATTGTTCAAGAGTAATAAGTAATGGTCAAATATTTTAACAAAAGTATAGAAAATTATATAATTAAGGCAAAAAAAGTATATATTTTAAAAAATGAAACAATATCATTAACTTATCATTTTAAAAGCGAAAAAGAATTACCTTCTAAAACACGAATAGATAATTTATTCAAACATATTACAAAAATTACACAAAAAGAACTGGATATTCATGTATATTTATATGATGGGATAAGATATCTCACCAAAAATGGGGATGTTCAATTTATAAACGGCGGATTCACAAACATAAATAGTAATGTTATATGTGTATACCGAAAACAAGAATATGAAAAGGTGTTATTCCATGAAATAATACATCATATGATACCTGTTGAATATTATGCAATAGATATGTTCAAATCTCATTTATTATCCGAAGGTATAACAGAATTCCTCGCAACAGTAACATACCTGAAATACATCAAAAAGTTTGACAAAAAATCAATTCAAAAAGAAATAGAATACTTAGAAACATTAATACCATATGTATTGAGTATTAAAAAAACTGAAAGCAATATTTTTGCTTACATAGTATTTAAATACATCTTATTATTACGATATAATGTTGTGTTGAAGCGTATAGGTGATATTGATTATATTAAAAAATTGATTACAGACTTTCCTCTTAAAAACATAAAGCCCAAAAAAATAACAAGAAAAATTCCATTTGTATTTGTTTATCATACTATTAATCAAGAATGATATAAATAGAATTGTCTTGTGAAATATAGTTATAAAGAATGTTATTAAAGTTGCTAAGAATAAGGGACCTATTTTTGTAATTATCAATATCAACTAACAGAGCATTATCAATTACGTTTTTTAATCTTTGAATATTTTGTTCTTCATTTTCTATGGAATACATCATTGAATTGATTGATCTGGCGTATTTTGAAAAATATTGACTAGAATGAATAAAGCTATAAACTGTTAAGAATCTTGTTTTTATTGACTGAATACTATAGAATTCGGCATTTTTGATACCATTCACATTATCATTTTCGTATAATTGTATAAGTTCGTTATCTCCTGAATTTAGAATTTTGATATGAAGAGATTCAAGTAATGTAATGTATGATACAACATTATTCAAGAATTGATATTCTTTAGCATATTTTTTTAGATCTACTAAAACCTTGTTTTTAACATTTGGAAATTCTGATGATAATGTTGATATATCCTTTTTCGTAATTTCATTATATATACAATTATCAATATTACCACTGCATTTCTTATATATACTATTGGCTTTGTATCTTAATGTTTGATAAATTGTATTACTTTTGAAAGTTGAAGCCATTCTTATAAATCTTGTTTTTTCTCTTTCACGTCTGGTTACGATGTCATCTTTTATTGTTGTAATGTATTTATCAAGCTCACTTGATAAATTTGTTTGATAACTTGTTCTTATTTCGAGAATATTTGGTTCATCTTTACTTTCACTAATCATATATTTCCTAATATTTCTAATAACAGTCTTCTTGATACCGATATGAGCAAGACTAAAATCAATACTATGTTTATTGCTTTCAGAAACAATAACTGGATTGTCGCAAACATCCTTTGCCATTTTCACAACTGATACATTTTTATTAAGTGGTGCATAAAACACCTCATTATCGTTATAAGTAATAGCAAACAATGATTTTATAGCGTCTTGTCTTATTATATTATCTTCTTCTAAAGAAATGAAACTATTATTAAGTGGATCATATTTGATAATTTCACAGTCCTTAACTATGAAAGGCATCATATTCTCAGTAATATTTTCTTTTAATGAAAGTTTCAACATAACTAAATTGTTTTCATCTTCTTTATAAGTAATATTTGGACAAATTTGAGTCTTAATATTGTCAATATTAGTATTGTTGAATTCAAGTTCATAAAATTTTTTATCATTAATTGAAACTAAATTTTGAGAAGTATCAAATGAAATAGTAGAATTTGTTTGAGAACCTACAGCATTTGTTATGTTCTCAATATTGTTTTCAGCTGGAACAAAACACGATGCCCAATGAGAAGGATTTCCGTATTTTCTTTCAAGATTTACGTCTGCAACATTTTTTTCAGGATATACATTTTCATTATTTCTATGAATTTCTTTAGTATCATTACCTAAAAAAATGTACGTTTCACAAGGATTATCAAAAAAATCTGGATTATTTTTTTTAAATTCAAAACCTTCATTCAATATGTATCTTTCGTTTTCAGGTAAATCTTGTTTACTCATTTCATAAATCAGTTGGCATTTACCCATATTACCAAATCTTGACGCACAAAATTTCTTCAGTTCAATAGGAATTGATGATAATTTGCAAGGACGAAACTGTATTTCATCTGTTGTTTTGTGATTGTATCGTGTCATGTCAAAAGGTTCTATATTTTGCGAGTATATGAAAGTGATATATAATAATAAAATTATAAAAATGCATAAAAAAATTAATTTAAATATAATAATCATTTTATTTAAGACGTATATATAAAAATGTCCGTAGATGATATTGATTATTTAAAAGAAAAAAGTAAATTGACTAGTTTTACCTTTTTAGTAGATAGTCAAGATAGAAATTATATCATTAATCCACATCCAAATGAATATGTTATAGAATTTGATAATCCATTTAGGAATGTTGTTGGTTTTGAAATAAGTGATGCTTCAATTCCACGAACAATGTATAATGTTGATATTTATAATAACAAATTATGCTTAATTTTGAATGAAAGTAATCATGATATAAATATAGATACTGGCACAGTAGAAGGAGGCATAAATGTTGAAATAATTATAGAACCAGCTGACTATACAATACAAACTTTAATATCAACAATGAATAAATTACTATCATCTTATGGTATATATATCGCTTCTTTGTCAAATCCACCAGAATTGAAAAACAAAGTTGTTTTTACTTCATCAAAAAACTTCATACTTGATATGAACAATTCAACATGCAGAAAAGTTTTTGGATTCTCTTTGATGCAATCATTGAGTGATGGATACCATAGAGTCGTTCCTTCATTGAAATATGACGAAAATGTAAATAGATACTATCATTCAATTCAAAATGGTGAGATGTATCAAATAACATCTTCCGGAATAATTGATTTGATAGGTGAGAAATATGTTGTATTAAGGTGCCCAGAAATAGAAGAACATTTAACACATAATTTATCATATTCAAAACATAATTTAGGATTAGCAAAATTCAGATTGGGGTTAGTTGGTTATAATGAACAACCTGTTTATGTCAATCCTACAAAAATTAAAGAATTCCATCCTATTGGTAAATTTTCACGATTTACATTTAGGTTCTTAACATCACAAGGAAACCTTTACGACTTTAAAGGTATTGAACATAATATAACTGTTCGGATTAATTATTATGAAATACTCAGGGAAACAAACAGAATAACAAGTGTAATAAATCCAAATTACAACCCTAATATTTTATCATATATGAATTCTGTCGCAGAGCAAGACAATGAAAGTGAAGAAGAAGAAGAATTATCAACAGATGATTTTTATAATAAATTTATTAACAATGAAACATTATATCAAGATTGAGTTTTTTTTGGTTTATTTTTTTCTTCAGCAGAGTAAATCTTTCGAACAATTTTTGAAAGTCTGTCAAAACTCGATTTGTCGAACTGTTTAATATTTTTCTTAATATAAGCGGTTATTTCCTTGTCAGTCTTATCATCTTTTAACATTTGAAGAAGTTCGCTTTCGCAATAGTTTAACGCTTCTTCAGTATCATCATCGTCAAATTTTTCAAAGACATAGAATGAACAACCGTAAAAGGATATTACTATTGTAAGAACTGCTAAAATTATGCAAACAAGTAGAAGAATTTCTTCGTTATTCATTTTATTACATAGAAAGAATTTTTTTATGGCTACATTATAAAAGCAATGTTTGACGGAACAGATTTATCCCTTGCATATGGCAATCAAGAAGAGCAATCCATTTCACCAAAACAAGAACAACCTAAGATACAACAAGTTCAAGTACCTCCTGATGTAGAATATATACCGAATGAAGATATGTATGCCACTGAAAAAACACAACAAAGACAAGTATACCGAGACCCATCTTTTTTTGATAAACTTGGAGATGTAAAAATTGAAGTTCTCAAACTTGTTGTTTTCGCTTTAATAATTTTACTTGCAATAGCATTTGACAAAGCAATTTTTTACTATATAAAAACGTATATCGATGAAAACATTCTTTCTTGGTATCAAGAATTCTTTTTACGCTTTGCGTATCCTATCTCGGTTTTAGTAATTATATGGTTTATTAAAGCGTCCTGGTAATTCTCTTTTTTTTATTGTAATATGTAATTAAAATATGGATGTTATTAAAAATGTTATATATTTTGCTGTATTTAGTTTGGTTATAACTATCATGATTTATAGTTTATTTCTTGTTTCTGGAATTGTTAGAGGTATCATTTATACTCAACGTTGTCAAAATGAAACTATTGAATTTGAAACAAAAAGGTTTCAACTATACTCTTCAATAGA